TCCCTGGGACGTGCATTACGAGATATAATGGCTAGAACATTCTATGATAGCTTAGCACTCAATGAGGACATTCAGCTTGACCTTTCTATGCTGGAAGCCACTGGTTCACTATTACATGACGAGTCCAGAAATCACAGCATGGCCACGATGCACTCCGCTATCGGCACGCCTTTGTGGATGCAAACTTCGGCAGGTCGCTTTGGGATCAACCTCAACCGTATCATCCCAATATTTGACATGGACCAGTATTATGATATACCCGCTGCCGATTGCACAAACCTGGACTTCACAGCAACCGATTATAGTTTGGCAATCTGGTTTTACTGGGCAGACTCAGGGGAGACTTCTCAAGTCGTCATGGGCAAGTACGTTGTTTCTGACCGAGGGTGGGAAGTGTATCTGTCTAATATAGGCGCTCTGAGATATATGTCAGTGAGACACCACCACGCAGCCGGGGCTTCTATCAGGACAGCTTCTTATTCTCTGGACTGGGTTTATAACGAATGGCATCTATTCTCATATTCCAAGATAGGCACAACAGGATATCACTACAGAGATGGTGAGCCGATAACTACAGTCTCTGATGTCTTGATTAACCCTGAGTCCACTATCGGAGACGACTGGAGACTGGGGTGTCGTTTCACAGAAGACGCTAATTGGTTTAAGGCTCGATTTCACAGACCGAGAGCATGGTCAAGGGGATTGTCCGCCGATGAACATAGATTGCTTTATAGACTGGGGTATCCGTAAATGATAGATAAAAAGGGACGATTTAATAGATTAACTGAGCGCCAAGTTGATATGCTTGGTAATGCCACTGTCGGTAGGGCTGTCACAGCTACGCTCCATGTATCCCCTGACGGTTCTGGTGCTGATGGTCTAACATGGAGAACGGCCTACCAGACTATACAGGACGCACTTGATGCGGCATCTACTGACGTTAATTCCCTTACGTTAATCCTGATAGCCCCTCAGACTGGTGACGTGCATTACGACATTGATAGAACCGGCGACCCGACATGGGCGGCTAATGTTTGCCTTATGGGGTCACATCGTAATTGGGTTAAGATTGAAAACTGCCATGATTCAGCGACCTCCGTTATGAAATTAACAGGTCGTTCCTGTTGCCAGCATCTTAATTACAATCTTGGCACAAGTAACAATGGTTTAATAATGACATCGGGTGGTGCTAGGGCTTATGGTTTACAGTTTGTCGGTGAGGATTTAACATCTGCAAAAACTGCGCTCCATCTTTATAGCGCAACGCAGGAAAAGCATGCCAAGGTAGTTGACGTGGACTTTCTTGGTCATATAAGTTATATGACGGGATTGAAGGTTGAGAACTTCGCATACTGTCAATTCTACGAACACCGTGCACATAATTGTCTCAAGGGTACTCATATTCTGGGTGCTAATGCTGACCTGAATCTATTTTGGAAAGCTGATATTGGGGATTGCGCTATTGCATATGACATAGATGCAGGGAATGAACAGCATTTCTATGAGACTATACTACACCGTAACACAGTTAATTTTGACGATGAGGTCGGTGACCATATTTACAGTGCCACGATTGGTGAGTTTTCCATTACAACAGAGCCAGACGGCCTTAATGGTACAGCAATGACAACAGGGGCAGCAGGGGCATGGGGGGCTGATACGGAATTGAGGGCTGCTGTTACTTCAACCGTTCCATTCAGAATAGTCGGTATTATACTTGAACCTGCGAGGGAAGAATGGTTCCAGATTAGATTAAGTGATGATAGCGGCTCAACCTTTTTTGATAATACGTTATTTTACGGGAGAAAAGAAAAGGGACTCGGCGCACCAAGCGGGACGGAGTATATCTTTAACGCAGGCTCAAGAATAAGCGCATCGGCCAGAAGTGAAACACTCACACAGGGCTTACAAGTCTGGTTAAAGATACAAGAAATTTAATTATATTAAGAGGTAGCTATCATGTCCTTTAGCTTTTTAAGGTTGGGGCCGTGGAGTAATACGACTATTAGGGTGATAGCCAGACTTAGAAAACTGAAGGTTTACCTGTGGATAAGCTGGGACTCAAGGCGGTTTAATTCCGATATATATAGAGGAGAAAATCATGTCAGAAATTAAAGACAATATGGGCATGAAGGATAAAATCCATGTCGTCCTGCGTGGGCCGGATGGCGAGGTAAAAGATGAAAGAGTGCCGAGTAAATCAGTAAGAAAGACGGAGGACAGGAATGTTACAAGTAAAAGACCAAGAATTTCATAGCAAAATAGGTATCAAGGGGCTATTCCATGCCACGTTATTCGGACCTGATGGTGAAGTAAAAGATGAAAGGATAATCCTTAATACAGTCACTGAGCTTAGTGATGCTCATGTAGCCGACCAGCTCTCCGACTCTGGCGAGGCAGCCATAGGCTTTATGGCAGTCGGCACGGGTTCCGGCCAGACTTCGGCATCTACAGGGTTAGCCACCAGCCTTGAACGCCACGCACTTACCTCAACGACTCAGGGGATCGGTGTCGCTGACAATGACGTAGTTTATGTTGGCACATGGGGAGCGGGGGTAGGCACAGGTGCAATAACAGAGGCGGGTATAATTACAGCCGATAACAACACATCACTCCAATACTATGCTGACTTTGCCGTTGTTAATAAACTGGCTGCCGATACACTGGTGATAACCTGGACAGCGACATTCGGAGCAAGTTAGTATGCCTGAAATCCAGAAGGTCACTGAACTATTAAGTCTCCGCCAGGAGAATAGTAAGACCTTTGATTTAGGTGCGGGTAAGAGGCAATTCTATGCTTCTATGGGCGCTATTCACTATAAGGATAACTATGCTGATAAGTCTGAGGGGTGGAGGGATATTGACCTCACGTGGGTAGAAAATCGGATAACCAAAGCTCCTTACGAACTTACCCTTGAGGGTAACAAGGCTACTATCAGGAACAAGAAGTCAGGTGAAGTCTCCACTATTGAACTACTGGAAGTCGCAGACAAGATTACTGCCGTTGATTGGAAGTCTAATGGCCTTGAGGTTAAAGCGGAGAATGGTCATATACGATTTGTCCGCACCCTGAAATCCGACAGCGATAATAGAGAGGCAAAATTCAAGGTCAAGGGGAACTTTATAGTCCATGCCCATGATGTTGAAGATGAATTGCCTGTTGAAGTTACCTTAAAGGATGGCATACTTACTGAAACATTAAAGCCTGATAGACTCGTTAAATACCCAGTGCGGATTGACCCAACATGGCAGGTTGGCGCAAGTACCGATGACTGTTATAGGAGGCTGGCAACTAGTGGTTTTAGTTTAACTGCTATTGTATCCTATACTGGTGCTGCTAGTGCTACTTATCACCAATACGGTGCTGGCATACGTCTTTTGACCATCACTATACCACAAGGTTCTATAATAAATACTGCAAAGTTGACTTTCCGAGCGCAAGCAAATAAGGCAGGAACCACCTGTAATACAAGAATAAGTGCCGAAGATGTAGATGATGCAGTTACCTTCGCAGACAATGCAGCAACCTTTGATACCAGATGGGCGGCCAGAACAGCCGCAAGGGTTGATTGGGATAATATAGGCGCTTGGGTTGCAGGTAGTGATTATGATAGTCCTGAAATAAAGACAGTCTTACAGGAGATTGTAGATAGACCTGGTTGGAATCAGGGAGACATAGTTTTCTTCTGGGATGATTTTGATGACAGGTCTACTACACAAGCTTCTGCTCCAATAAGACAAGCATGGTCCTGGGACGGTGACTCAAGTCACTGTCCTATATTGGCTGTTACCTATACAGCAGCCACAAACTGGACAAAGGACTTATCTGATTCAGTAGCTATAGGCGATGCAATAGTAAAGGGAATTGGGCAAGCCCAAGCTGATAGTGTGGCTTTGTCTGATAGCTTTTCAAGGACAGTAGCTTATGTCCGCAGCCCAGTGGATAATTTGACAATTTCAGACTCAATAAGTAAAGCAGTGGCAGTGGTTAAGTCCAGTGTCATAAGCATTGCGGATAGCATAGTAAAGGGTATCAGTTTAACGAAAGTTGATACAATAGCCATAACCGACACATTCCCTGGTATTGTTTGCACATGGACTGGTATTGTTTGCACATGGACTGGTCTCAGGCAGAAAGCGTCAAGGATGGCGGCCAACCGATTACAGACTTCCCGAATCCCTTTAGCTAGATTTATATGTAGGAGATTTCTATGAGTTATGATATAACCACCAACGTAGGTAAGGTAAGACTTATCATCGGGGACAATCTTGCAGTTGAAGTATTTACCGATGCGGAAATTACCTGTTTCCTTACTGCAAATTCAAATAATCTCAACCTGTCTGCCGCTGCTGCACTGGAAGCATGGATGTCCAAATATGCCACAGCCCCAGACAGCGAAAAGATAGGTGATTATGCCTACACACAAAAGATAATTCAGAACATGAACAAGCTGAAAAATGAATTAATGGAAAAGGATGCCTCAACCCCATATCTAACCTTGGCTGAAATGGACTTATCAGGGGTAGAAGATACCACTGTTTCAGAGGATATAGAATAAAAGGAGAAGTAAAATGATAGGGAAAGTGAATGTGCCCATTAAAGACGTGTTGCCGAATGTTACCGTAACCGTCAAAATAACAGGCTTGATTAAGTGGCGTTTCCAAGTCTGGATTGCAAGACAACTCTTTAGACTGGGAGCGGTTATTGCCAATATCAATTTAGATTTTAAGAGGACTAAATGAGCTATACATCTTTACTGATTAATTGGTGTAGTGTATATCGCTATCCAGCGGGAGGGGCTACGGATGCTTACGGGACTCCAGATAAAGTCTGGGCTGTCGTTCCTGCGTTGTCTGACGTAGCCTGCAGGATAATGCCAGTGAGTGGTGTGGAGGTTAAGGTCGGTGCTGAACTCGTTATCGCCGACTACCAGTTATTCTTAGGAGACGTAACTATCAGTGAGCAGGATAAAGTTAAGGTCTACTGGGGAACTGTGGATGCCTGGGTAGAGTACGAAATCCTATTAGTTAAGGACAGGCAGGATGGTGCAGACAGCCACCATAAGGAATTACTTTTAAGGACTGTACGATGAAGATAAGCACTAAATGGCTAGTCAACCTCAAGATTCCCGAAGTAGAAAACAAGGTAGAGAAGGCATCCAAGCAGGGTTTATTGGATTCTGTTACTGATATTGCCAATGATGCTGTCGGGATGAGCCCTATTGATACGGGGAATAATAGGCGGTCTATCAAGTATGAAGTCGGCCCCGGAAAGCCAGTCGCCACAAAGGACTTGGAGGGTGCTATCTATTCCACATCTGGTTATGGTGGTTATCTTGAAACTGGGACGGCTACAATGGCTCCACGCCTATACATCAAGCCAGCCTTTGACATGAACAAAAAGAACCTACCCAATAATATAAAAGGACATATGGCATGAATATAAACACTAATGCTGTCATAACAACATACCTACTAACTCAGGCTGAATTGACTGGACTAGTCGCTTCACGGATTTGCACCCCTAGATTATATGCAAATTGTCCTCTTCCTGCTATCGGCTTCTTTACTAGGGGCGGGACTTCAACACCTTATATCCCGGGAACGCCAGAGCCCTCGGTTCAATTTGACTGCTGGGCTGATAATCCTATGGAGGCACGAAATATATATTCAGCTTTATATTCAGCCCTACAGGGTATTCAGAATATATCAGTTGCCAGCCCTTCAGTAGTGGTAGGCTCGGATAGTAATGATTATTCTTGCATATTATCTCATACGTCAAACAACAGGAACAAACCTATCACAGGAGCACTAACGGCGACTTACTGGGCAGCTACGGGAGGCACGGGGGTTGGTTCAATATGGATTAATACAGCAGGTTACAGACCCACCCATGAGATAATGAGTGCTGAGGAAGAGGTACAGGGGCAGGACTTGGTTGATAACGAAATCCAGAATATGTTTAGAGTACTTTGCTTTTACAAAATTATGATTAGAGCTGAATAACCCTTGACAAGATAGTGCCAATAGTGATATAATTATAATATGATGTTGACACAACTCGGAGAAGTTAAAAGAGGGTATGAAATCGGAAGGAAGGGCACGAATTATTGGGAATGGCGCGCTTGCCCTAAATGTGGCAAACAGCGTTGGGTTTACTTAAAGCGTGGCCAGCCTGTTTCAAAGCATTGTGTAAAGTGCCGTGAATATGTGCTAACTCCTGCGAGATCTAGAGTTTTTGAATCACGCAGGGGAATACCAAGAAAGCCTGGTATCATCAAAAGTGGCAAAGAAGCCTATTCATATAAAAGTGGCAAATTCAAAACTAGCACAGGCTATATTAGTGTTTTACTAACGGATGAAGATGAATTTTATTTACCAATGAGTACTCATGCTCATAGGGTATTAGAGCATCGCCTTGTGATGGCAAAGCATCTCGGTAGATGCCTCCAGTCTTGGGAATTAGTTCACCACAAAAACGGGATAAAGGACGATAACCGATTAGAGAACCTTAAACTCACTACTATTGGTAGCCATATTATAGAACATAATAAAGGCTATCGAGATGGATACCAAAAGGGGTTGTTTGATGGCAGGGATAAACGAATTAAGGAATTACAAACAGAAAACCAAGCACTCAAAGCGGAACTAAAAAGGAGCAAGTGATATGTCTAGTGATAAACCTAAATGGTGGCAACGATTATTATTGTGGTTCAAGCCTATGCACTGGAAGGAAGACACCCCGTTAATGACAATCGGATATAAATGGCTATACGGACAGATGGTTATTTACAAAGTGATTCCTCATCCTCCTTTCCATCCTAATTGTAGATGTATTATTCTATAATCTAAGCATAGGCCAAATCTACTAAAGCCCGTCTAAACAGCGGGCTTTTTCTATTGGAAGATAAGAGTATTAACGTTCTTTAAGGTAATGATAAGGGCTGGGTAATTAAAACGCCCAGAATTTAATCTAGTGGCGTCTCATACCATTCTACGAGGTAGCTTAGGCTGCCTTTTTCTATATCAAAATTCAAGGAGGAGAACATGGACGAAGAGAAGACAGAAGAAGAACTGGAACTAGAAACGCTGGAAGTCGAGACAATGTTGGTTGAAGCTGGGATAGAAGCCGACCCTATTCTTAGCCCTGACCATTTTACGTCTCGCCAGCGGGCACATGAAATGAAGATAGTGAAATTTCTTGTAGGAGGTGAATTTTAATGGCTAACACAATATCAAACGTACTAACAGGGGTGGCGACTTTAGAAGTCAAAAACCCGGATACCATGAGGGCTGAATGGTCAGACGAATTTGTGACTGAGGGCTCTCACTCGGTAAAACTTTCAAAGGCAGCGACTGGTGACTATGGAAGTACACATGTCCAGATTACAGCATCAGACAATGCAGCAGCGCAGACTCTGGCTGATTTCCAGGCACAGACTTTAGTATGGGGTTGGGATTATCGCAGGTCGGTAACTACCGGGGTTGCATGGTGGATAGGGATGGAGTGCCGCTTTGAAGACCCCAATAGCAATAGCTGGGTAGACGTAACGACTACAGCAGTGGTCATAGCCGGTGATGCTATCTGGGCAACTAGGGACATCGCTGATACCGAGACTGCTTACTTCGGTGGCTGGACTGAACTTGATGGCTCATTTAGTGACTATACCCCCCAGGTGATTTCCGGTGTGTCGGATGATGTCGTTGCTACTGCTCCGAACCAATCTGCGGTTACTGCCTGCTCTACATGGCTACTTACCAGAGTTCGATTAGAGCTTTGGGAGACGGCTACAGAGCGACAGTGCTTTGTTGACAATATCGTGATTGACGGTGTTACCTATAATCTGGAACCGGGGGATACCGGGACTGCCGGAATCAGGCTGTCATCCATGTTCACTGAGGTTGGCTACACCGAAGATGGTGTGACTGTAACATACACCAAAGACGATGCTGATATTGAGGTTGAAGAGGAAACATTCCCGATTGATAATGTCATAACCAAGGAGACTGTGGAAGTTACCTGCAACATGGCTGAAGCGTCTTTATTCAATCTGGATAAGGCTATGGCTGGCAGTCTATTAAGTGGCAGCATCCTGAAACTTGGCGGTGGTGTGAATAAGAAGATGACTGCACAAGTTAGATTTGTTAATCCCGCCGAACTTATCGGGGCTATCCAGATGCCGTCATGCGTTGCTGCTGGGTCGGTTGGTATGCCTTTCAAGAAGGGTGAAAAGACTGTGGTGCCGATAACCCTCCGTGCCCTAAAAACTACTGGGCATCCGGCAGTAACAATAGTCTATAACGCAGCCTAAATAAACTAAAAGGAGTAAATCATGACTGAAAGAACAGAAGAACAGAAGGTAGCACGTGCGCCTATAGTGGTAATACTGGGGGGTGTAGAATATTCTATTGCCCCCCTTGTTATCCGTGACTCAAGGGAGTGGCGGCAGAAGGTCATCAAACTAATTGCGCCATTACCCGAAGTGGTGAATATAAAAACCGACAGCCCTGAAGGGTTTGGTGAGGCACTAACACAGTTGTGCATCACTATGTCCGATGAAGTTGTGGACCTATTCTTTGGGTATGCTACTAACCTGGACAGGGAAGAGATTGAGGGAATAGCCACAGACGCTGAGTTAAGAGATGCTTTTGGGGAGGTGGTAAAGATAGCCTTCCCTTTAGCAGAAGCTCTACCGGCGACGATGACACGGATGACGCAGGTACCGAAAAGGAAGCCCTCTCGATAGGTGGAGCATTTGAATTCCTGATGACCGAGTGGCACGTCACCCCTGACTATATTATCAACAACTGGACTGACGAACTATTTGACCTCATGGTAGAGAAGTTAGTGGAGCGCAAGAATAGGGAAACGGATACTGTGTCTAAAACTCAACCCCTAGACCGTTCCGTATCCCCTGAAACTCTAGCGGCTATGTCAAGGGGCATGATTAAAGTGGAGAAAAAATAATGGCTGGAATCTCAATAGGCGATGCCGTATTAAAATTAGGTGTAGATACCAAAGACCTAGACAAAGGTATGCAGGGCATTGGTGCGACTATTAAGAAGCACCAGAAGGCCATAGGTCTAGGTATGGCCGCTGCTGGTGGGGTTATTCTTGGTGGTCTGGGTATGAGTCTAAAGGCTGCTACTGACTTTGAGTCTGCCATGCGAGAAGTCAACACTATGATGGGGTTGTCCCAAGATGAATTTAAGGAATTCTCAGGAGAGGTGCAGGCACTTGCGGCAGACCTCGGAGTTGATGCGGTAGAATCAGCTAAGGCCTTGTATCAGGCTATATCAGCAGGCATCCCCAAAGATAACGCTATTGAGTTCTTATCTATTGCTACTAAGGCGGCCATTGGCGGTATTACCTCAACAGAGGTTGCGGTTGATGGGCTTTCCACTGTCATTAATGCCTTCAAGTTGCCCTTATCAGACACACAAAAGGTAGCCGACTTAATGTTTCAAACAGTCAAGGGTGGCAAAACTACCTTTGAAGAACTATCGGCATCCTTATTCCAAGTAGCTCCCATAGCAGCAGCATCTGGGGTGAGCTTTGAAGAGGTGTCGGCAGCTCTGGCTACTATGACCAAGCAGGGTGTTCCCACTAAGGTTGCGACCACTCAGCTTAGGCAGGCGATGGTAGCACTACAGAAACCTACGGCTGACATGGATAAAGTTATCAAAGGGCTTGGTTATGAATCTGGACAAGCTATGGTTACTGAACTGGGACTTGCCAATACACTAAACACATTAAAAGAAGCTACAGCAGGCAGTAACCAGATGTTGATGACAATGTTTGGTTCGGTGGAGGCAGGGCAGGCCGTTCTTGCTTTAACAGGTGAAAATGCTGCTATGTTTACAGCCGACCTTGATGCTATGGCTAATTCTGAAGGTGCAGCCACTGATGCTTTTAACGAGATGGAGAATAGTGCTTCCCGCCAGATGGCGGCACTTAAGGAATCAGGCAAGGGTGTTGCAATCTCAATAGGTAATGTCCTGATACCTATATTGACAGACCTTCTAGGCATTATAAAGCCCATAATAGAGAATGTTGTAAACTGGATAAAGGAAAATCCCAAACTGACTAAAATAATTGTGATTGGGGCTGGTGCTTTTGGTGTTTTAATGGTGGTTCTGGGTTCACTCTTATTGTTGATGCCTGGGATCACAGCAGCCACAGCAGCCTTTGGTATTACCTTGAGCGCAGCTATATGGCCTGTTACCCTAGTGGTAGCTGCTATTGCTGCTCTTATCGCAATAGGAGTTCTGCTCTGGAAGAACTGGGACACTATAAAAGCTAAGTCTGCTGAGATATGGAGCAGTATAACCAGAACGATTGAAATGTGGATAGGTAACATAAGACGGTTCCTTGAGAGATTGAACCCCTGGAACTGGATGAAAGAGGGCTGGGATAAATTAAGAGAAGGTATCGGCGGTGTTCTCAAGGGGATATTCGGTCATTCCGATGTTGAGAACTGGACAAAGGGGCTGACTAATTACCTCGGAGCTGTTGACTTATCCGGTGCCGGTGAGACAATGTTTGGCACGTTAAAGGACGGTATCACCAAAAGTCTAGATAACACTTTAGGTGTCGTCTCTGCTTATGCCAACAGGATGGCTAATGCGTATGCTGGAATCGCAGGCGCTACCACTGCAACGGGGAGAGAGGCTGCTATAGGTGCGGCTATGGATGCTACTATGGCACGCAGACAAGAGCTTTATGCTGGTGGTATGTCTGCTGCCGAAGCCTCAAGGCAAGCAAGTTTAGAAACAGGTAGATATGTTGAGAAAACAGGGGCGAACGATTATAAGTATTTAGGTTATGCCGAGGGTGTTATCCCTGGTAAATATGCTGCTGAGGGTGGTATTGCCACACGCCCTATCCCGGGCGTGTTTGGTGAGAAGGGACCGGAGGCATTGATACCCCTTGATAAGCTAGAGGGGATGATTGGTGGTAAGACTGTCAATGTCTATGTAGAACTTGATGGTAGAAACATAATGAAAGCTATCGGCCAGCCTATGGTTGAAGAAATAAGATTACATGGGGTGAGGATATAATGGCTGCTCCGTATGTTAAAGTCGATGGCATAACTCAGCAGATAGTTAAAGGGTCTCTTGTAGTAGAACAGAGAATAGAAGAAAGAAGCACTGCTGAATTTACTATAGTTGACACACTGGGAACGGCTAGTTACACGAAAGGTCAGCCTGTTCTAATAAATGACGCTGATGGTAGAATATTTGGTGGTGTAATAGATACCCCTGAAACTGTAGCCCAGTCTCCAGAGGGTGGATTATATCATCCCATACGCTGTGCTGACTATCATTACTTTGCTGACAAGAGATTGATAGCAGAGTCCTATTTAGCTACGGCTGCTGGCACTATCGTTGCGGACATTCGCACCAAGTATTTACTGGATGAAGGCATAACCGTAGGCAACATAGAAGCTGGGCCTGACATAGTTGAGGCGATATTTAATTATGTCCGTGCTACTGATGCGCTGGATGCCCTAGCAGAGAAGTCAAATAAAATCTGGTACATAGATGAGAACAAAGCCCTTTACTTCCAAGCCAGAGACATCACCCCTGCACCTTGGGTGTTAGATGATACTACTAACAGACCGGCTAAGGGAACTGCCAGACTATCAGGGGCTAATCCATTATATAGGAACAGGCAGTATATCAGGGGTGGGAGAGGCACGACACTAGAGCAGACCGAGACTTTTATAGCAGATGGTGAGCAGGTAGCCTTTACACTCTCATTCCCTATCCAGAAAGAGCCTACTAGCATTAAGGTAGATGGTGGTGCTGCCCTAACAATGGGGATTAAGGGGCTTGATGTTCCAGGTGATTATGAGTCCTACTGGAATAAAGGTGATGCCACGATAACCCTCACTGCTGCGCCTGCCGCAACAAAGGAAGTTGAAATCAAGTATTTTGGGCAGTTCCCCATACTTGTTCTAGCTGAAGACCCTCTTGAGATTGCAGCGCTCAAGGTGACTGAAGGAACGGGCACCGGTTATGTTGATGATATTGCCGACGAGCCCACACTGAATGATAAGGATGCCTCCATTGATTCGGGAGAGGCTAAACTTGCTAAGTATGGAGTAGCTGGTAAGCGGTTCTATTTCCAGACTACCAGAAGCGGATTGAAACCAGGGCAATTACAAACAATAACCCATGCTGCGCTAGGATTAACTGCTGAAGATATGCTCATTGAATCAGTAACCATAAGGGCTTATGCGGAGAATTACACCTACGATATTGTAGCCATTCAGGGACCGGAGATGGGTAGCTGGACTAATCTCTTCAAAGCTCTGGCTGCCATGAAGTCTGAAGTAATAGAGCGACTAAACGTAGGCTCTGAGCAGATATTAATTGTACTGGTTAAAACCGATGAGACGTGGGGATGGACTGAGACGATAACAGAATACGCCAACGTCTGTATTTTCCCTGCGGCAACTCGTTTTCCTGATACGATAATATTCCCCTGTTAGGAGATTGAATTGAAATCTAACTGGAAGTGGACAACCAATGTAAAGATAACCGCCCTTGACCTTGACGGTAACGTAAAAGACGTTACTGAATTCCACAACCTCATTACCACTGTCGGACTCGGTATGGTAATTGACTTTCTTTGGGGTGCTTTAGGGGATGGTGAGATTAAGGATATGGCTGTTGGCGATGATAGCACAGCTCCAGCCCTTACCGACACAACCCTGGGAAATGAGACAGATCGCTGGACAATGACATCTCAGGCTGAAGCCTCTACAACCTCATTATTGAGCATAGTTTATATACCCCCAGCCGATGCGGTGGGGGCGATAGAAGAGATAGGCTGGTTTGCAGGCGCTGGTTGTGATGGTGTTGGTCCCGACACTGGTATCATGGTTTCAAGAGTTCTATATTCTAGGAATAAGACGGCCTTAGAAAGTTTACAAATCGAGAGAACGGACACGATGGTGGAGGCTTAAAATGGCATACGTAAAATATACCTGGGCGAATCTACCCGCTGTTACCACCCCGATAAGCAAAGCTAACCTAGACCACCTTGAGACACAGTATGATGAGGCTGATGCTGAACTAACTACCCATGAAGCTACTCCCCACATGAAGGCTGGCTTAATCGTGATGTGGCATGGAACTATCGGCAATATACCTGCTGGCTATTTAATCTGTGATGGTAATAATGCTACACCTAACCTCTTAACTAGGTTTGTTGAGGGCGTAGCTACTGCGGCTACTAATCCTGGTGCTACTGGTGGGGCTACTGCTAAAAATACCGCGGGGCATACTCATAGCGATGGCGCACCTCTTGACCAAGCTTCCGGGGGTGGGGGCAATGATGGTAGAGCAAACACCGATTCTAAAAATGATTCCATTGCAGACATAAGACCCTTATTCTACGACATCGCTTTCCTAATGAAATCATAAGGAGATAAGAGATGATTATAACTTGCTATCGCTGCGGAAAGGAATTAGATAGTCCAGATGATAGAAATGCCGATTATATTATTGCCGAGGACACCATAGCAAGAGAACCGAGAGAGGTTTTTGTAGCATTAAAGCAGAATGAAGCTACCTTGGCTAAAACTGAGAAGTTAGAAGTTATCGCCGATAAAGATTATGACCAGGTTGAGATACCTGATTTTGAAGCAAGCAAGAGCATTGATGGGTTGGTTAAAGTAATAGTTGAGGTTAGAGATAAGGACATTCAGAAGACGGGTGTAATTTGCCCTGAATGTTACAAGCCTGCTGATACTGTAATATGGGGAGTTCATAAAAAGGAGGCAATTACTTGAACCTTTATAACTGGTGGTGTAACAAGACAAGTAATGGAATTCCCTGGACTTACTGGTGGAGATGGCTGTGGAGAAACGTAGAGCCTGTCGGTCAAGCCTCATGGTTCTTTATAGGCGTTTGCGCTTATGCTATCGGTGGCTGGATTGGTGTAGGTATCTTCTGGGGTATCTATTTCTTTGGATATATCATGGGCCATTTTCATTGGTCAAAGGGGTGGGATAAACTTCCCGAACCGCCTGAAGACTGGATAAAGTAGGAGGTCATCATGCCGGAACTCAAGAGAGGTCGTCCGAATAAATATGTTACAATAGAGATGTTCAACAAGTTTCTAACTAATGATTTCTGGCACGTCCAGCGAAACGTAAGATTATTACTTTGGCTGAATGGCACTATACTCGGTGCGATAATAATTTGGGCTTTAACCGACAGGCTACTAGGATAACATGAGAAGCCCTGTAATCAATATCTGAGCCTTATTATAACAATCTAAAGGATTATACTAATGCCCTCTGCTTTTATAGTGGAGGGCAGTTTTTTTGTTGAGTTTTTTATTTGAAAATCTTTATGAAAATAGTGGTCTAGGGGGTTGACAAGTGTTACAAAATAGTATAACATAAGTTATAATGAATGTGGAGGTTATGAGATGAACAACACCAGGCGAAAAGTAATAGCCAGGATAGCTGGAACACTAGAAGATGCCAAGCAAGACCTAGAGGGAATAAGGGACGAGGAGCAAGAATACCTAGACAATATGCCCGAGAACCTAGTCAACAGTGAACGCTACTCCAATGCCGAGAGTGTAGTATCTAATATGGATGATGCAATAAACTCACTAGAAGATGCTCTAGGTTGCATGGAGACAATAGACGAGTAAATACAATCAGCTAAATAGTATTAAATAAAAAAGGAGTAAGATAAATGCCAGATAAGTTAGACAGGTATGACATTAAGGATTTAAGGGACAGGGCAAAGATGGGTACTCAGGAGTTAGCCGATTATCTGGGTGTTTCCAGAATGACAATCAACAGGTGGGAAGATGGCAAGTCCAGACCTTCTCAACTAGCAATAAGACAGCTAAAGAGGCTTCATAGTAAACTGGCAAAGGAGATGAAATGAACACTTGCAAGTCTTGTGGAATAACCAACAAAGATGTCCTAAAGCATGAGGCAAAGGTGGGCGGTAGCGATGAGCTGGTAACACAGATATATTGTAGAGATATTAACGCCTGCCTGAAAAGGGCTAAGAAGGAAGAATGATATGTTTGAGAAAGACTGGATGCTAACAGACGAAGAACGTGCTAAATGTGATGCTTTAGGTTATGACATTTATGCAGTTCAAAAGGCTAAGAAGCGAGCCTATATCAAATCTGGTGGGGTTATCCTTAATCCCGATGCCCTAGAAGATATGTATGAGGCACTAAAAGTTGCCGAAACACGAATACACAATGAGATAAGACACCACCCAGAAGCAGGAGATTACAGGGAAATACTACAAGCAGAGTTAAGGCAAATATCACAAGCCCTATCTAAAGCAGACGGTAAGGGATAAGGAGAGGGAAAATGTTGGTTGAAGGATTTACTAAGGGTGAATGGAGAGTAGGAGATGATTTTGGCAAGGCAGGAGACGAACTGCCAATATACGACAATCACGGCCACGAGATTACAAGGGTGTTTAAGCATGATTATTATTCACACGACCAGCAACTAGCCAACGCTAACCTGATAGCAGCAGCCCCGGATATGTATGAGGCAAGTAAGCACTTAGCCCAATGGTATGAAGGTAAAAATACTAAGAGGGGCGAAGCGACAAGGTGTATCGGTGAAATGCTAAAAGCCATAGCCAGAGCCGAAGGGAGTGATTAACGTGGACTACTTCCAACGCTTAAAAGAACTGGCACACAAGAGAAATGAACTACAGGAACGATACGAGAAAATTCAAGGTCTGTGTCAGTTACTTGATAGCAATTTCCATGTGTTAAAGATTGAACAAATTAGATGCTGGTGGGAAGAGTGTAAACCCTGTAACCCACCATATCATGACTCACAGTATGTATTTTATAAAAGGTTAGAGGTGAATTGAGATGAAGGCTTACCATTTCTTAAAAGACGATATGCACGGAGGCTACGGAAAAGAAAAGAGGTGGACTATCGGGGAAGAAAGGGAGATTAAGCGAGGTAAAATCAAACTCTGTGAGAGGGGTTATCACTCCTCCTCTAGTTGGTATGACGCCTTGGGTTACGCACAGGGTAGCATGGCTTGTATCGTGGAAGTATCAGAGCCATTAGAACAAGATGCTACTAAGTTCGTGTCAAGGAAACGCAAGCTCATAGATGCCAGGGATGCCACTCACGTTCTAAGGGAATGGGGTTGCAGTTGTGCGGAACGAGCCTTAAAGAAAGCTAAAGTTACAGACGAAAGAAGCTGGAACGCCATCAAAACAGCAAGGCTTTATAATAAGGGTGAGGCAACTAAGGAAGAATTGGATGCCGCCTACTCTGCCGCCGACTCTGCCGCCTACTATGCCGCCCACTCTGCCGCCTACTATGCCGCCTACTCTGCCGCCTACTCTGCCGCCTACTCTGCCGCCTACTCTGCCGCCTACTATGCCGCCCGCTATGCCGCCTACTCTGCCGAAATTAAATGGCAAAAGAGGGAACTCAACAAACTTATGAAGGAGTTATTTGGGAGATGAGAGAAGGCGCAGCACTGATGGTACAGAACAGGAACCAGCACAACATTGACTATCTGGTAAGGAAGCTTAATGGTTGTAGTAGAAAGCATGACGGGTGTGAGGGTTGCCATGATGAAGAGCCCTGTCTTGCATATTATGATTTAAGGTGTGATAGCGAAGAAGCAACCTGCCCTGAATGTGGTGAGACAGTTATTATCAAGAAGTATTGTATGAAGTGCAGGGCATTATTGAAAGTACCTGGTAGAAACGGCAGTTCAAAGGGAAGCGAGAATATAAAACATTAGGAGGGATTATGAGCAGGTGTTCTTATCAAAGGACTATAGTAGGCAGAAATGATGAGGGGGAAATCAGGGGCGAGATAGAGTGGTGTGACCTATCAGACCATGTATGTCTCTTAATGACAGGGGATACTTGTGAGGCATGGGAAGACGAAAAGAAAGAACTATTAAAAGGAGTCGGAGGTTAAAATGACAATCACAGAACAAATCAACGAGGTAGTAGATGCAAGGGAAAAGGCGAGAGAAGCAAATAGCCTGAGAGTGGCTTCATACAATGGTTGGGTTGAGGCAAATCAATCACTCTTTGATAATGAGAAGTCGGCAAAGAGTGATCAAGACCTTGCAGAAATCAAACTCAGGGAACTGGCTATCCAAACATACACGGAGACTGGGGACAAGGCGGTTGCGCCTGGTATTGGTATCAGGGTTCTAACAAAACTAGGTTATGATGGCAAGGAAGCTATGGATTGGGCGGTAGAGCATAAGTTGGCACTAAAGCTAGACACCTCTACATTTGAGAAGATAGCCAAGACAAGTAACCTGCCATTTGTTATCATCACGGAGGAAGCAACTGCAACTATTGCAACCGAACTTGCCAAGATAGAGGGGGTATTATGACAATCAGAAAATGTAAGCATGGAGAATTTGAACTCATTGCAGGCTGTCGCCAGTGTATAGCTGAAAGGCGTGCCGACCTCAGTGAGAAAACAGCTGGCAGAATATCGGCAGGGATGAAGGGGATTGAGGAACTCCAGACCGCAGAAGCTATTAACATGCAAGCTGGTGTGGGCAAAACAGACTACTTTGAACAGCCCAGCAACTATACCTTTAATGAGGTAGCCAAGTTACAAGAAGAGAGCCGTATGACCGGGGCAAAAGAGATGTTCAAGAAAATTCGTCAAGCCTTGCGAGGCGAGCCTGCTACTTTTGGCTATGCGTTAGATGTGGTCGAAATGCAATGGCTTTACATACACACCAAAGAACTATATCCACAAGGTAAAGGTAAGGAGGGATAATGATAGGAACAATAGTAAAGATTGAGGATGACTCATACGATGGCAAGGACTTCAAGAAAGTAACACTCAGTGATAATTCAGTCCTCAAGGTGAAGTATGGCAAGGAAGGCTATCTTAAAAACAAGTGGGGTGAACTGGAAGTCGGCACAACCTACGAGTGGACAATGGGTGACTTTAGTGGCAAGCCGTTTGTTAAGGACTTCAAGGCAACAACAGAAGCACCCGCACCCATAACTACGGCTCCACCACAAACACTACCAGCAACCACCAAGACAGACAGCATGAGCAAAGAGGAATGGAGGGATAAGGACAAGGTAAAACAGTTGAGCATTGAGACTCAAGTCTGTTTCACTGGGATAATCCAGTTAATGACGACTCAAATTAAGTGCGAACCAGCTCAGGCAAGGAAGCTCGCAGAAGTTTATGACGCAGCACTTGACTGGGCGATGATACACCTCGGTGGTTCTGTAATTGCAGACCGCATGGACAAGCAGAAACCAACACCAGAGGCCACCAAATCAAAATCTGAGCCATCCGCCGCCGACCTGAGTAGTTTAGTGTTCAAGGATGCTGGAGAAGTTAAAACAGCCATGCAGAAAAATATAAAAGTGGAAGGCCAACCAATGACTGCAACACAGATTAACGCAGCGACCAGTGGCTTTGACTTGACAACAGAGGAAGGTAGAAAGGACTGCTGGGCAACTGTCCTTAGTGTAACTGATGTACTGGAAAAGAAGGAGTAGACATGAATGGGTATAGTGTTAGACAAATACCATCAAAGCAGACACATGAATGGCTGTTAAGGAAGCATTATGCCCATCGGATACCATCAATCAGTTATGCCTTCGGTTTATATGATGAGGCTAATATTCTACAGGGGGTTTGCACGTTAGGTATGATAGCTAATTATGTTGAGATGAAAGCATGGGAGCCCTTCTCAATCTTGGAACTAAATAGGCTTGTGGTTAATGACAACCATGTGGGGAACACTCTATCGTATTTTGTGGGCAAGTCAATCAAGTTATTGCCTTCTCCTACAGTGCTAATATCTTATGCGGATATGGGCAAGGGGCATCAGGGATATATATACCAAGCTACGAATTGGTTATACACAGGGGTTGGGGGAGAGGGTTGTAAGATATACATTCTCAAGAATGGTTACGAACAGCACCAGCGTCATGGTGAGGATATTGACACTGAAATGATTGACCACATTGAGTTGACAACTGGCAAGAATAGGTATTTTTATTTTCATGCCAACAAGAGGGATAAAAAGAAAATGTTAGCCATGCTACGTTTCACCATCTTGCCATATCCCAAGGGTGATAACAAGAGGTATGATGCAAGCTATGAACCACCAACACAAGGAGTTTTAATTTAGCCACAGTAAAGGGGATGGAAAGTGAAGAGAACGCCAATAAGCAGGAAACCAAGTGCCAAGCAGAAGGTTGAGATAAAGAAGCGCACTGACTTACACCATGAACTCCTGATAGAGCAGGGTAATAAATGTGCTAAGTGCGGCAGGTATCTGAAGTATTATCAATCGGAACTATCTCATAAGGAGCATAGCGGCATGGGTGGCTGTAAGGATAAAAGTGTAACGAATAAGGAAAACTGCGAGGTTACTTGTGCTTCCTGGTTAGCCGGTTGCCACCCCAATGAAGAACACGGACTTCATAATATCTATAACGAGCAGCCTCAGTGGGGGAAATAAGGGGTTGACAATTAGTTAATGGTGTGGTAATATTTTGTTATGGGTAAGTATTATAGCTTAAAAGATAAGAGGGATAGGAACAAAAGGCTCTATCAGTTCCGGCTTGACCATCCCGATATGACGCTTAGGGCAATAGGTAATATCTTTCATTTAAGTCATGTGCGAGTTTTGTCTATACTTCGGGAGGAAATAAAGCAAAAATGCTGAACTCACGAGCAATCGGGGTCAAGGCTAATGCTAACTACACTTGCCAAGAGTGTGGCTCAACCGAGCTGGTTCAAGCCCACCATGAGATACCCGGCGATGATGATAGCCTTATTGCCCTTTGTGCTGAGTGCCACAGTAAAAGGCATCCCGATGTACCAAAAGCCCTTTTCTTTTCAACTAACAACCAACCTTATTGGAATAACAAATCTGCATCGTCATTGGCTAGAGAAATTGGTGTTCATTCCAGAACCATTATCCGCGCTGCTAAAAGGTTAGAAATCCTATCTGGGGAGTTAAGCCAATGGGATGAGGGGCTAATAAAGCAGAATATCCCTAAGCTACAACGAACACCTGAAGCTAAACTTGAGAAATATAGACTATTGAAACGAGAAGCAATCTGTGAATGTGTCAAGAACAATCCCGAACTCTCTTATGCCGAAATCGGGAAAGTGTTTAGCATTGATACAGCTTGGGTATGGCGCATCTGTAAAGAGAGGGGTAAAACTTAATATTGCTGGTGGGCATAGTGTAGTCCCATCTATAACAGGGGTTGGGCGTCCTGTTAGCCAGCAGGAACTTGCCGAACAACGACACTGGTGTTGATACTGTTAAGTACAAGCAGAGAAGCCAGATTACAGAAAGAGTCGGCAAGGCCAGCTACCCTCTAGGTGACGAAAGGGCAAGCGGTTCATTAGTAGTAACAGTGCAACTGCTGACGAGCACGGACGGTGGGCTACTAGCTGGCAAAAGGAGTGGGGTGAAGCCATTAAACTCATTGGCTTTTAAATGTTTGTTCTACCTCAGCCCCACTTCTAAAAAAGGAGAATTGAAATGAGATTTCAAGATGTATGTCCGAAATGTGGCAGTCATTTAGTTCTTAGAGAAGGACAACATGGTGAATTTCTAGCCTGCCCACGATTTCCTGATTGTCGCTATACTCAACCATCTAGGGATAATGATAAGATGTATATACCACCAAGTAAGTTCTGTGAGAAGTGCAACCACACCGGCTTATTACCTTTTGAAAAGAATGGACGGGTAATCCCAAATACATTTCTTGACTGTGAATGTAAGAAACAAGAGGTTGAGCGTTACCAATCTATCGGGCCAGAGGACTATGACTTCCCGCTATCAGATACTTACAGGGGGTTCTCATTTGAATACTGTGGAGTACCCGACCCCGCTGAGTCATTGTCGCCAGTTTCACTAATGGAGGAACGGGTTAGTATATTAGAAGATAACACCGTAGAAAAAGAAACACGCAGAATAGATGGCTATTTGGTAGACTATGAGCCAATGGGTAGATTGATACGAGACCTAAATAAGAAGATTAAAGAGCACATTACATCCACTGATAAGAAACGTACTAAATATAGTATTACGTAGTTATTAATATATATTTATATATAGGGGTAGGGTAACAAGAATAGGGTCATATTTGATAAGAAAAGTAGCCAGAAATCAATGGTTTTAGCCTCAGTGTTAGAGTTGTTTGGATTGTTAGGAATTGTTGAAATTGTTTGTCTGTTAGCATTGTTAGGATTGTTGAGGTAATGTATGCCTGAAGTTCAAATTACAAGGTTTGCGATTGAAACATGGATTAAGACGGTGGCTACTGGTGAGTTCCACTATAAGACCGTTCTTGGACTTGAAAGGGTGCTCACCCCCCAGGAGGATAACAAGCTCAGGGGTATAATCTTTGAACTTTGCAAGGCTGGTGTTTGTGAGACAGTTGGCAGGCGGGATGGATACTACAGACCAGTAGAGGGGGAGGTTGCGCCGATAGACTTTAAGGTGTTGAGGCCAAAGGATTTCCCTGTAGTATTGCCGTTTGATTTAAGGAAGTTTGTATTTGTCTATCCTGATACAACTATAGTAGTGGCTGGCTCAAAGAGTTCTGGTAAGACGGGCTTTATTTATGCGACAGTACCCCTTAACATGGGTAAAATAAATATCAGACTCTTGAGTAATATGGAGGGTGGTCGGGAGCAGATGTATGACAGGTTTAAGGCTATGGGGGTTGACCTGGCAGCAGTGCCGGAGTTTATCTATCCTGTTAGTGACCACTTTCATGACCAGATAAAACACAAGGACACCCTGTACCTGATTGATTATATTGATGCGCCAGAGGGTGACGACTTCTACCTGATAGGGTCGCAGATAAAGAAGATTGACCATAAACTCCAAGGGCTGAATAGTATCGCTGTTATAGGATTACAGAAACCAGCCATGCGAGATACGGCCTTTGGTGGTGAGCAAACCCTAAAAGTCGCCTCATTGTATATCGCAATGGACAATAAGAAATTAAAGATAGTTGACGCAAAAGTGCCGGCAGACAAGACACTACACCCCAAGAATATGCAATGGACCTTCACCTATGATAACGAGGGAACCAGGTTCACGAATATAATACCTTACTATGGAGATGAATAATGAATAAATATCATGCCGAGCGGGCATTTTCAAATCTTGTAGGGATATGGTTTGCAAGTAAAGGTGAGTGTGTGCGTGGTGAGGAGTTATATCTTTTAGAGAAAGCTGGTGAGATAAGCAACCTCCACTATCATACCATGTTCGTGCTCTCCAAGAAGCCCAGTGTAAAAATAGAAGTGGACTTTATTTACAGGGAAGATGGACAAGTAAAATATGAGGACTTCAAGGGCCGACTTACTGAACCTTACCGAATCAAGATGGCATGGTTAAGGGACCAGCAGGGAATAGACATTATATTATCAGGGGGTAATAGATGAACATTAGAGAGAAACTGGCAAGAAGGCTAGCCGACAATGACTTATTCAGGTGGGATGATTTAACCGCAGATAATCAGGAGCATTATAGGAATAAAGCCGACCAGCAAATCGCCATCTTCAAAGAGATGTTAGATACTATGGAGAAGGAAATACCACCATATGAATCAGACGAGTTTTGTGTAGATTGGGAGAATAATTTCCTAGCAACATCTATGGCGGATGCTTACAGAAGAGGAGAAGCACACGCAACCAAAGCTCTTAAAATACTATTGGAGGAGAAATAGGATGAAAACATATAAGTATGCGTTTAATTCGGCAAAGATTAACGAGTTTGAGGATGTCCTGAACCAACTTGGCGCAGTGGGGTGGCGTGTAGTTCACATAGAGTATAATGAAGAGAAGGGTAGGGTGTTTTTCATAGTGGAGAAGGAGGCTAAAGATGGATAAGGAACAGGCAATAGGGGAGGTGGACGGGATTGCAGCTGAAGTAATATGGAGTGCCATGACTTGCTCTTATGCAAACGCCCTTGATCACCCAGGAAAGGGATTGAGGAACTTCTATAAGCCAGAGTCTTTTGCGGCTGAACTTACCAACAAACTTTATCAGGCAGGCTACCGTAAAGTAGATATACCTAAAGATAAGATGGAAGCGGTAAAGAGTGAATTAAAAGTATTTGGTTGCCAGTGGGATTTAATAGGAGACACTGACCCAGAGGAAATAGCAAACGAATCTGCTGGTGTAATCCTCTCCCTCATCTCACCCATAGATATCGTGATAAACCTTGATGATGTGGAGGGTACATACCACTATCATGCAATACGGAATTGGGTAATAAAGCTCAAGAATGGTAACAAGATAGAGCTTAGTGCTGATGTGGTAAAGGAAATAGTAAAGCATGAAAACTCGGAAGTACCACCCATAGATACAGAGTGGGAAAAGAAACTAGAACCTGATGGTGTTAGAACCCCTATGGGTGACTTGTTCAGGGAACTGGCTGACCCTGAGTTTAGGTATCACTTTGTTAAGGCTGACAAGGAAGCCCAAGAGGAAATAGATGCTGTATCACCCATAGATACAGAGAAACTTACGGTACTGAGTGATGAGGAAGCATCTGAATGGCTAAAAAATTATCTTCAAGAAGGGCATTTGCGGGGATACCTAGATTATGGGGAGCTACAAAGGAAAGCCCAGTTAGCCCATACCATTAAAGAGATTAAGGGGGAGTAGAAGATGAAAGGAATATTGTTTAAACCCGATATGATACAGGCTATCCGTGATAAGAGAAAGACAGTTACACGGAGAGTTATTAAGCCACAATTTGAACTCCCACCCGAAGCTGGCAAGCCCTATTTATCTAATGGGTGTCTTTCGGTAATACCCGATAGAATAAATTTCAAAGGCTGGGCATGGGTATGTGGTGATAATGGGAAACAAATCAAGCCTCGCTACCAAGTAGGTGAGACGGCCTACATCAAGGAGGCTCATTATAGCTTTGGTTACTGGGAGCACAGTTTCACAACACCAACTGGCAAAGAGGGATGGCGGTTTGTAGTTGTCGGGAAAGAAATCATGTATCTTGAACAGAAGCCGATTGATAGTCTTAGGGAAAGCGGCGAACATGGTTTGGGATGGTACAAGCGCACCCCTCTATTCATGCCAGCATGGGCAGCCCGCCACTTCCTCAAGATAACAGACGTAAGGGCTGAGAGATTGCAGGGGATAACGCCAGAAGATTGTGTGGCAGAGGGAGTTTCTGCTGGTGGGATGGTTTTAGCCCGAACAACGATGCTAATAACTGGAACAAATAATCTCAAAGATGCTCAAGATGTGCTGTTAAAATGTGCCTACCAAGAATTATGGGACTCCATCAATGGCAAGGGAGACTTTGCCCTCAACAAGTGGGTATTCAGATATGAGTTTAGAGCCACAGTAGATACCATTAAAGAGATTAAGGGGGAGTAGGAAAGGATAAATTATGCCCGAACTATGGGAGACCTGTGACCCGAAGAGCAGGGCTAGGCTAGGTTATCTATACGAGAAGGAATACGGCTATTATCCTGACTGGGATGAAAGGTCTGGCAAGAAAGTACACAGACCATCGGTTACTATAGACGCTGATATAGAAGAGGAGCAGCTTGAAGAGATTGAGAAGTGCATGCAGGAGCCACCCCATTCTCCGAGGTATATGGCATGAAGGACGAGACTAAGAGTCCATGTTTAGACTGCAAGCGTTGGCAGGATTGTCCCCATGGTGAGGGTAAGAACTGGTATAGTTACGCTGAGATAAGGTTTTGCCCCTTTCAAGTGATATGGATACACAAGAATTATGAAGAGTTATATGGTGATAAGTGGCCCCAAGAACTAAGTAGTTCGGGTTATACCGATGCAGCTATTCATACAGGTTATAACGATGAGGCGTATTTTGTTAAGCCAAGATTGATAATAGCCGAAGTTGAGAAGCGCATGGAGACTGTGAGCCAGGATGCTAGAGAAGCCTTTATGGATGCTATAGAAAAGGAGTATTTTGTAAAGAACTTCAGCCCGCCAGCTCTCAGGGTATTGATGTATCTCAAGGGTAAAACACGCAAGAGAGTGACCTATGCACTTTGGAAAGCTCTTAAAAATTCATATAAGAATATATCAAAATGACAAAAAGGGGGTTGACAATGATAGTAAATAGTTTTATAATAGCGGAAGGATATGATTATACTCGCTTGAAAGGGCGGGTATTTTTATTTAACCTCCCGCAAAGGAGGGATAATTGGAAGTAATTGTAAAGACTATTGAATATACCAGGTCTGACAAGTTCTACTTCTATGATTTGAGTGACCTTCACCTGGGAGCTGTTCACTGTGATGAGAAGGCACTGGTAGAAAAGGTCTACGAGATTAAGCAGCATGGCAGGCAGGCTATCGTTCTCGGCGGCGGTGATTATGGTGATTGCATAACACCCAATGACCTCAAGAGGTGGGATGCCAGGATACTTGCGCCGTGGTTACTAGACGATATGGATAACAAGCTCCCGGCATGGATGAGGTCTAACGCTGACAATATAGGGCCGGGGATACTTCGCAGGGTTGATGAAATACTAAATCCTATATGGGGCTCGTTTGTAGGTCTTATAGAGGGCAACCATGATGACGGGATACGCAAGTATAACCACTACAACTTTATGAAGGAACTCCTGATACTGGCGAATAAAAAGAATGATGTCCCTTATGCTGGGGTTCAGTGTTTCCTGGTTCTCCACTTTGTAAGGAAAAATTCATCGGAAGTCCACGATATTACTATTCATGCAAGGCATGGAGAGGGGGCAGCCAGGACATCCGGGGCAAGGGCGATGGCAGTATTAAGGATGGCACAGAGCACCCCTGAAGCGGATGTAACTCTCATGTCTCATCTTCACGGGCAGGAATCGCCAGACATACCGCAGCGATTGGTGGTAAGGCGAGGGAAGTTAAAAGAGAAGAACGCACTGGCAACCATGACAGGGGCGTGGCTATTAGCTTATAAACAAGGTGTCCCCCCTGGTTATCTTGAAAGGTATGGAAGCCCTCCATCAGTTCTCGGATGTCCGAGAATAGTCTTTAATCCCGACAAAGGGACAATGACGCTAGAGAAGAGCAGGAACCTATATTAGAAAGGATGATTAATTTCATAGTAGGGTGGGCTGGTGTAGCCGTCATAATGAACAGGTTAGCAACTCAACTTATAATTGAGCGATACATCAGCCCCCCTGATTAAAGGAGTGTTTTGAAGATAATATATATTGCAGGGCGGTATCGGGCTGACAGTGAGAATGAAGTATTTGAAAACATCATGCACGCTAGAAGGGAAGCTGAAAAACTCTGGCGTGAAGGCTGGGCTGTTATATGCCCTCACACCAATTCAATATTCATGGGGAGTAGGCTCGGCGGTGATGATAAATTCATAGAGGGCGACCTTGAAATTTTAGCTCGCTGTGATACGATATATATGTTGACGGGGTGGGTTGAGTCTGTTGGTGCTAGACAGGAATTAGAGTTAGCTAGAAGCCTTAAACTAGAAGTGATATATGAGCAAGAAACTAAGGGAGTTCTTTAAGATTGAGTGAGGTGAATAAAATGGAACCAGTCTCGTCATAAATAATTGTAGGTTATCAAGCAACTACTCTCCCAATGAGTGATGCTGGGGTAGCGAAAGCTGAGTGTAGTAAAAGGGTAGCCACTAATTGCAACAAAAGGTAGATACGGCTCTGGTCTGCGGACTATTGCGCTGGTGAGGACTACACCCAATTCCAGACATACCTAATAGCACCGTTGCAAACCCGAAGCCCCAGCATAAAAGAATTACACATTGGGGTGGCAATGTGTCGGAGATAGAGTTCGCAACTCTCTCTGGTTAATTGAGCCAGTCAGGTATCACACAACGAGTCCTGACCTAGCCCCGGTATAAGAGGATTGAATGAGTGAGGAACAGATAATAGACATAACTGTCAGTAAAGAGGACTTATCCAACCATGATACAGGTGGTGGTACAAGGATAGTCAAGGCGGAGATAACTGTTGACTCAAGCTTACCACTATTAAGGCAGCGTGAAGCGGTGATACATGAGATACTAGGTGTCTATTTAGGTATAATGGTAAGCACTGAGGATATAGCTGAAGTATCAAGTGCTGTAAATGACGGTATAATACAGTGGGAGGGGTAATGTATAGGCCCGAAGGAATAAAGAGATACACGGAGATAAAGCCTGACGCTACCATGCCTGAGTACGAGGCTTATGAGATAGGGTTGGCAGCCATGTATAATGCACTATGGAAAATGGCAGAGGAATCGCCCACTAAGACTTTTACCCTGGACACTAATATTATAAATGTCTACGGTATACCAGAGGAGCAATAGATGATAAAAGCTAAATGGTGTCCGTATTGCGGTGGTGAATTAGAAGCGAGCACCTGTATGTCCTATATATGCCGTAACTGCCAGGCTGCTATCTATATCTCAGCCGACTGTGCAGTAACCAGTCCGCTTTTGATAGAGAAAGAAGAGGAATAAATGATAGAGTTACTTGAAGCACTTAAATACCAAGATATTAAGACGCTAAGGGAGAAGGCAAAGCAGTTAAAACAAACAGATGGTGAAGGATGGGCAATAGGTGAGATGGTAGAAAGAGCTTGTAACTTAATTCCAGAATAAGGATGATGATGAGACTACTTGATGATGAAGAGACTGGGAAAATCATATTCAAAACAAAGGAACAATTACAAGAATTGGCGGGTAGCCCAAGAGAATACAACATGGCGGAATTCGTAACCTTCAGCAAGGACACATTAGAAGAACTACTCAAAGCCCAGTACCAGTTAGACTTAAAGGGGTTTGTGGGGGACTTAGAATATCGTGGAGAAGGGTGCGATTGCATGGGCGAGAGGACTGCATGGATAGACGCTGAATGGTTCATACTTCCCATAGAATACTTGCAATCTCTCAAGCAGTTAGTGGAGGAATAGATGAGTAATAGGATAAGAGACTTACCTAAGTTCCCTAAGACAAAGATGGTGTGTGTTGATTGGGAAGATGCTGCTAATAATACTGGATACTATGACAAGGGGCATCCTGAATATACAACTACTATCAATGCAAGAACGATTGGTTATTTACTGGAGAAAAACAAAAAGGTTGTGAAGATAGGTTCGGAGACTTTTGAAGATGGTGGGTTCCGTCACATAAATAGTATCCCTGGAGGGATGGTTAGAAAAATAACTGTATTAAGTATGCCCAGTTAGAGAAAGAAGAAGCCGGGAACAATGCCCCGGCTTAACAGGTCATATTCTATTGTCGGTCTCCTTAATCTAATCCTTCGGGGTATTCTTTCCCTTTGTATTTCCCACCTTTCATAATTCCTCCTTACTTCAAAGATTGAAACAGTATAAACCTACAGTACCCAGCAAGAGTTAATCCGAACTCCTTAGCTTTAATCTCCAGAGCCTTCTTACGTTCCTCTTCAACCCTTAAATAAATTACCTTCTCCATGTTAAGCCTCCTTTTTCCCTTCCTTAATTCCTGCAAAAATCTTCAGGCTCTAGATATTCTGTATTCCTTCCGAATTTCATCTCCAGCAATCTATCAGCTACAGCCATTAGTGCTAATTCCCTGAATACATCTTTAGCCTTACCTTTTAGTATTATAAATCTTCTCATACTATCCCCTTACTTTCCTAGTTAATCGGTCAGAACTTGATTGTGCGGTCTCTAGCACTATCCCCTGTGTGTCCCTGGGGAGGTCGCTTTCAGATATACAGATAGTTCTAAGTCCAGGGGTTAGGAGATAGGGTTCACCACCTGTATTGAATACTTGCCCATCATGTGTCCAACTGTCCTTTTCTTCGTTCATGTTACCTCCTTACTTATTCTAGCTACACTATACACCCTAAACAGGCAAATGTCAAGCATTTAGCAAGTGTTTTAATAATATTGGAGGATAAATGAAGTGTCCAGTGTGCGGGCTCTATTATAAGCGATTAAATAAGAACCAGAAATGCCCCAGATGCAAGGGTGAATAAGGTGAAACTAACACAGAAGCAGGAAAATTTTACACTAAATATCTTTGATGGTATGCCCCAAAGAGAGGCTTATATACAAGCTGGTTATTCTACTAATTATTCACTGGCTATTATTGATACCAACGCTTGCAATTTAGCTAAATCTAATAAGGTATTACTAAGACTTCAAGAACTTCGTAGCAAGGTTGAGAAAGACAAGGTTATGCCAGTCCAAGAACGCATGGAAAGGTTATCCGAAATAGCCCGTGCTAGACTAACTGATTATCAAGAGGCTGGATTAGACGGCGCTGGTTATATCTCTATTACTAAAGACTCCCCCAACACGGCAGCTATACAGGGGATAGAATCAGCTACTAAGTTTGACGAAGAGGGTAACACTGGGACTCTTTTTACTAAGATTAAATTACATAACCCTATGCAAGCGTTAGACCTCCTAAACAAGATGGATGGGGCTTACGCCCCTGAGAAACACGCCCTCCTTGTCAGGGTTGAACTAGGAGATTTTACGGATGACGAACTTCTTGCCATTGCAGGAAAAGGAGATAACACCAGCAGAAGCGGCAACGGAGCTACTGAAAAGACGTAGTGCTCGCAAGGGGCTACTATCCTTTTGCCAATACACGCTACCGGAATACCAGACACCCCCTCATATTATAGCCCTATCAGAAGCCCTAGAAGCGATAGAGGGGGGTGAGTTAAAGCGTCTTATAGTATTGATGCCTCCGAGACACGGTAAGTCGGAATTAGTCTCTTTAAGGTTTCCGTGCTGGTATATGGCAAGGCACCCTGAAGACTACATCGTACAGGCTGGTTATGCTGAGTCTATAGCACTAACACATTCAAGGAAAGCTAGGGACATATTCATATCCCCTGAGATGGACCGGTTGTTTCCAGATATTCACTATAGGCCAGAGAGGGCGGGGCAGGAGACAGTAGTACCAGAACGCCAGGCAGCCCATGAATGGGGTACCAAGCAAGGCGGTTCTTATTACGCAGTTGGTATTGGTGGAGGTTTAACAGGCCGGGGTTTCAATATTGGGATTATAGACGATCCTGTTAAAGACGATGAGGAAGCCTCCAGCCAGACGATAAGGGATAAGGTCTGGGAGTGGTATGAGAAGGTATTTAGAACCAGGGCGGAGCCAGATGCTGCTATTATAGTAGTAATGACGAGATGGTCACCTGACGACCTTGTTGGCAGGCTGTTAAGGCAAATGCAGTTGTATCCCGAAGCTGACCAATGGAAAGTCTTACACTTCCCTGCTATAAAGGATGGTAAGGCGTTATGGCCTGAGCGGTATCCCCTTGAAGTGCTGAATAAGTTACGAGCTGACCCATCATCTATGCGGACATTTGAAGCATTATATCAAGGCAATCCTACAGTAGCTGAAGGTCAGATAATTAAGAGGGAATGGTGGAAGTATTTCAGCACACCCCCACAATTCATAAGGAAGATACATAGCTGGGACACAGCTTTTAAGGATAAGACACAGAACGATTACTCAGTCTGCACCACATGGGGAGAGTCACAGAACGGTTATTACCTCCTGAATGTATGGAGGGATAAGGTTGAATTTCCTGAGTTGAAGAGGGTTGCTGTTGCCTTATATGAACGTGATTTACCAGATGTGGTGATAGTGGAGGACAAGGCCAGTGGCCAGTCCTTAATTCAAGAGCTACAGAGGAACACCAGAATACCAGTCTTACCAGTTAAGGTAGATGCCAACAAGGTAGCCCGGGCGAACTCAGCCACACCATTGATAGAAGCTGGTAGAGTTTACTTACCGGAGAACGCACCCTGGTTATTTGATTACATAGAAGAGCTGTCAGCCTTCCCCAATGCCGAGCATGATGACCAGGTAGACAGCACCACACAAGCACTATCCTACATGAGAGGCCCGGGTGAACCGATAGAGCAGGTTGTTATATACGATGCTATGGAAGCAGTAAGGGAATTGGAGTTATAAAAGGAGTAGCGATGAAAGAGTGTTTAATGGTAATTTGGGTTGGAGTCGGGATTTTACTTTGTTTCCTATTGGGGACTTTAATAGGGCATGTGCTTTCCTTTGGTTGGTTTACACCAGTAGGTTAAAAGAGATATAAAATGACAGTTGGCAGCCAAACCCCGCAATTCGGGTATCCAGTTGGCAATAAAACGGACAGCAAGGGGTCAGTATGACAGATAGAGAAGATACAAAGTTAAGAGAATTAGCACCAAGGGATGAGCTTGATATATTAGTCCGTGAAGCTACAGCTAGTGTTGAGGCTGACCTTGCATTAGAAGATGCAGGTTGGACAAACCTCAGTGGTCAGACGGGGGATGTTATCTCTGGACAGGAAAGGATAACTAACCTCAAGCTATCAAGATTATATGCTACTAAGGACCCTATGGGCAAACAGTCGATTAGACTATGGACTGACTATACCTTCGGCACTGGTATGAATTGGAGTGTTCCCGATGAGAAGAACAAGCAGGCAGAGAAGGCTCTTGAGTTGTTCTGGGGTTCACTGGCCAATCAGAATGTATTATCGGCACGAGGTCAACGCAAGTCATCTGATAAGCTCTTAATAGATGGTGAGGTGTTCTTTGCTCTATTCTTAGGTTCAAAGGGTGAGGCTAAGATAAGGTGGATTGACCCATTAGAGATAACCGAGATAATCACTGACTCCGATGATAAAGAGGATGTGAAGTTCTATAAAAGGGAGTGGTCAGATGCACAGAGTAGCCCACACAAGACTATCTATAGAAGCACCACCAACATCAAAAACGAGGCTGCTAAGAACGCTCAGGGTGATACTGTAACAAAGACTGATGATGCTTTAATCTATCATTTAAGCTATAACACTACCACCCAGAGAGGCAACCCGTTATTATTGCCCGCCCTAGTGTGGATGAAATACCACACCAAGTTCCTGTCTTCAAGGATAGCGGTTATGCTGGCGCTGGCTAAGTTCGCTTGGCACACGAAGGTTACAGGCGGACAGGCTACGGTAGACGCTATCAAGGCAAAGACTGAGGGCAAAACCGTAAGCGCTGGTTCACAACTCTTGGAGAACTTGGGCTCTGACACCACGCCTATTAAAGCAGAGACTGGGGCGCAAGGGGCATATCAAGACGGCAGAATGATAAAGCTAATGATTGAGATGACCGCTGGTTTCTCCGAGCAGTATTATGCGGATATATCAACAGGTAATCTGGCTACAGCTAAGACAGTAGAGCTCCCCATACAGAAGATGATACAGTCCTATCAGAAGGTATGGGAGGACACCTACAAGGATATTAATGAGGTTGTCCTAGCTCATAATAACGTTCCTTCAGATAAGTGGTATGTTGATATGGACTTCCCTGCTATCGCCCCCTCTGATGCAGCTCAGACAGCCGCAGCCCTATTGCAGATACTTCAGGTCATGCCGGAGTTAGGTTATACGGATGACGTTAAGCAGGTAGCCTTGATGACACTGGGTATAGATGATACGACTGAGGTCTTAGCTGCTCTGAACAAAGAATCAAAGGCGAACCCCAGTATAGCACTGACTAGGGTGTTGAAGCAGTTTAAGGAGAGTATTAAAAAGGAGTAGGAATATGAAAAAAGAATACAGTTTCACAGAGACGCAACTAGCCGAAGCCTTCGCTAAGTGGTTAATGGACCAAAGAGTTGACCCAGAAGGGTATAATAAAGTAGATGATTACACCCCTGAAGAATATGGAGAGTCAAGTGCTAAGACTCTGTTGGAACTCTTGGGACAGGTGAGTTAAAAAGGAGTAAACAAATGAAGTGTGAAAAGTGCCAGGACAGGGGCTTCATAGAAAAGGAATACGGCCTATTGATGGTGGTCTGTGACTGCGAAAAGGGTGAGGCTTTAAGGGCGGAGGTATTTGGTGAAAGTGGGAAAGCCCCATCTGGAGAGGTAACGAATGATAGTGATAGCGGAACTGGACAGCCTGGTAGCATTACTGGAAGCGGAGATACCAGCCAACCCAAACAGCCCCGCCAATCTAAAGCAAAGGAAAAGGCTAGAGCAAAGCCTGGCTAAATACTTCAACGGTCTGGAGAGGGCATTTCCATATTCTAAGCTATCCAGTATCTATAATAAATATGCAGAGAAGGAGTAGGCGATGAAGTGTTCCAAATGTGGCAAAGAAGCTATATATAATAACACTGATGTGAAAACATTTAATATTCTAGAAGTGGGGTCGCTTCTGCCAGTAAAGATTTTGTGTCAGTGTGAAACCTCATATAAATGCGACGATTGTAATATCCTAATAACTGAATCAAAGATGTATGAGTATATTCCAAAGGTGGATTAGATGCCAATAACCCCTGATGCTGAAAACATTATCAAACCTATACTGGATACCTTCTCTAAGACACTGAGTGCCACGCTAGAGGGCCAGTTAGCCGAGGTTTATGTATCCGGTCAGGCGGAGATGATAACGTGGGGCAAAACTAAAGGCGGCATACCGATAGCCTATGAGGGCCCGCCGATTAGTCAGGCGATAGATTGGGCTAAAGACCATGGGGCAAAACTCGTAACCCAGATGGATGAAGAAACCAAGCGGCGCCTAGCTAGTACCATTAGCAACGGGATTAAGAATAAAAGGGGCATCCCAGGATTGTCAAGGGATATTAAGAACACCTTTGCCGACATGAGTAAGCACCGGTCAGAGTTAATCGCAAGAACAGAGACAGCCAACGCCTTATCAACAGCTAGTTTAGACTCTATGGCTGATATGGGCATAGAGGGCAAACAATGGATAACGGCGGGTGATGCTGATGTAAGTGATGAATGTATGGGTAATGAAGCGGAAGGGGTCATACCAGTCAACCAGACGTTCTCAGGTGGGGTTGATGCTCCTCCTCAACACCCTGATTGCCGATGTGTAGTAGCGCCAGCCCGACTAAGGAAATAAAAGGAGATAGATGACAGACACTAAAGACATAGAACTCAAGAAGGAACTTGAAGATGATGAAATCAAGGAGGAGCTTGCCAAAGTCAACTGGCTTAAAATCCGCAGGCATGGCTCTGTTCATGTGCAGATAAGGAATGGCATACCGACATTAGCAAAAATTGATAGGACGGTTAAACTGGATTAAGGAGGAACCTTATGTTTGATTTTGTAAAACGATGGATAATTCCATTCTCATTATCCATACTAGCAATTATTTTCCTTATTGATGCATTGATTAATATGTAACTAAAAAATAATTAAATTAGCTGAAACGGAGGAACCGACAGGCTTTGAGGAAACTCAGGCTTGTCGGTCTTTTTTTATTTAACAACCTAGGAGGGAATCATGCCTTATTATATTGATAAATCAGGGAACGCCCACTATCACGAGCCGCCAGGAACTGAGAGACAATGGCTACCTAGAGACCCAGTTACGGGTATGCTAAATGACATGTCTTTGGCACAATATAAACGTGGTGAGTGGCCTAAAGACCTAGAAATTACGAATAGGACTCGCCGATTGGGGAGTAGGAGGTAGTCATGGTAAAAGCTAAAGAGGCTGTTCATCCACACGGTGAGCATATATGTATCTGTTAAGAGTGTAAGCATGAGGTGACTGTTGAGGAAGGCGTGAAGTGTAATACGCAGGAGTGCTCTGAGTGCGGTGCTCCCATGACGGCTAAGACAGCAGGTGAACGGAGGGAATCAATGAAGATAAGTGATGATAATAAGAAGAACCTATTGCAGTCGGCTCTAGTCACAGAATACAAGATTAAGCCTGAGCAGACCATACCCAAGAACCTTGTTATAGATGAGGTCTTTGCAGACAAGGTTATCTATGACGTTGACGGGCAGCTCTACGAAGCTACCTATGAACTTGATGATAGTGGCAAGGCTACATTCAGCGACCCTAAAAAGGTAATGAGCACCAGAGTCTTTACAGCTATGGAGTCTTTGCAAGAGACTTATTCCGAACTCATACAGGAAGCGGGCAAGCGCAACGCTATTAAGGATGTTGCCAGGGTAAAGAAGATTCAGGAATTGTGCCAGGAGTTGTTATCGTCTGAAGAGCCTGATGAAAAGAAGGCTACTGAAGCACTAAAAGAAGCAACCTCTGTATTAGAGTTAGTTAAATTACAGGAGGCTATGAAAACAGAAGATGGGCAATCCTACCCTGCCTCCGCTTTTGCCTATGTGCCTGATGTTGAAACGACCTCAAACTGGAAACTTAGATTATGGGAAGATCCTGAAAAGAAAGTCACCCGTGCTCAATTAGGGAGGGCGGCTGCGGCTTTAAGCCCCGGTGGATTCAGGGGGCAGAAAGTCCAGATACCAGCCGATGACATGGCTGCTGTTAAAAGGAAGATAAGGGCTGAATACAGAAAGCTGGGTGTTGAGGATGAGGAGATACCGAGGTGGGTAAAGGAAGCTGAGACCAGGGAGCGGGTAGTAAATTATATCCCCCTTACCGAAGCCACGTTTGACAAGGGGAGAGCCACTGTAATAGTCATTAAAGCTGGTTTCAATGCCTCTGAAGACCGATACTATCCGGCTGAAATGCTTAAAAGAGATTTCAAGGTGTTTGAAGGCATGAAGATGTATGCCGACCACCCGACTGAAGATGAAGACAAGGCTCGTCCTGAAAGGTCGATAAAGGACTGGGTTGCCACGCTGTCTGAAGTAACGTGTGATGAGAACGGAGTAGTTACTGGTATTGCCGAGATTGTCGAGCCGTGGTTGATGCAGAAGTTAGCCTCCCTCAGAGAAAAGAATATGCTATCGGAAATGGGCGTTTCTATCAATGCGGTAGGCAGTGCTTCAAAGGGCACGATTGATGGCAAAGAAACTCTGGTGATAGAGAAACTCGTAGCTTGCAGGTCGGTTGACTTTGTAACTGAACCTGGAGCGGGCGGGATTGTCACACTGTATGAAGCGGACAGAAAACAGGATATAGACCTGGTGGAACTGTCAACCTTAAAGGAGAGACGCCCTGATTTAGTCAAACTGATTGAGGCTAATATTAGGACAGAAATTACCAAGGAGGTTAAGAAAGCAATGGAGAACGATGAGAAAATCACAGAACTAGAAGGACAGTTAGCGACTCTGACTACAGAGAGAGACTTACTCAAGGAAGCCGCCGAGAAGGCAGTTAAGGAAGCCGCAAAAGCCGAAGCACAAGCCGTCATTAAAGAGGCTGTTGATAAGGCCGAGCTGCCCGATGCTGCTAAAGAGAGGCTAATCGAAAGGTTCAAGGATGTCGAGACTGCTGAAGGAATTACCGAAGCGATACAGTCCGAGGTGGATTACATCGCCAAGTTGTCTGAGGCAGGCAAGGTGAAGGGACTAGGGGCTACTAAAGTTGACCCTGAGAAGGACAAGGAAGCCCTTAAAGAGTCCTTCAAGAGGATGCACCCTGAATGGACGGATGACCAGGTAAACATAGCCGTCACCGGGCGCTAAGTGAAAAGAAAAATAACACAGGAGGAATAATAAAATGCCTACAGAGGATTGGGGCATACACGCAGGGATTAACTGCGGGAACACAAGTTTCATCTACCTATGAGGGTAGACATATCACAGTGGAAGAGCAGGACTTAGCCCATCCAAATCACGGCACTGGTTTTCCCGTTAAGGGTGATCCGGTAGTGTGGGGTTCTGTTGGATTGCAGGGTGTTGGTGTTTTACTGAACATTACACCTACGGCTGTTACTGATAGCTGTGTCATTGATACTGAGGGTATCTTTAACCTCAGTGTACTAGCTACGTATGATGCTGCCGGTGCTGGGGGGGTAGTGGTTGGTGGTGACAATCTCTATATCAATACCACTACTGCTGTAATCAGCAAAATCTCAAACCAGGCTACATCAATACCTTTTGGACTAGCCATGGGTGGGATTGCTCAAGATGCAACTGCTGTCATCGCAGTGAAGGTTCACTTTGACCCGTCACTCGACAATGCCAAGCACACCTACTTCACGGTGACCAGTGGTGCGTATACCTTCGGCAAACACCACACCAGCATCTTTGCCGGTGGTGAATCGACTGGCCTTGAATACTTTGACCAGCAAGTAACTGGACAACAGACCGGCCCACTCTACGGTATCAGCACATGGATGGAGTTGGCCGCTGGCTATATCACCAGTGCCAGCATTACTGTAGCTGCTGAAATCGGACTCTACGATGCCGGTGCAACCTTGACGCTCGGTACGGTTATAGGTCTGCAAATGCAAATTCAATGCGCTACTGCGCCTGCTCACTTCTTCCTGTATCGTGTTAATAGCCTTGTTGGATTTGGAATCGATGCGATGTACACCATCGGCAATAATGAATCTATTGGTTATGCAGTAGACGCCGGTGTCGCCTCAACCAAAATCGGCGATATTCCTTTCATGCAGGACATGGGTGGTGTCGTCCGCTATATCAGGCTCTACGACACGGCAGGCTAAACACGACAACTGAATAAAGCACAATAAAAAAGGAGTAAGAACGTGAAACTAGCAAACGGAGAAATCTTTAACGCAAAGGAACCACTACAGAAACTAATGCAGGAGAAGTTCCCAGTCAAGGTCAGCTATGGGTTAGCTAAACTGGCGGCTCAACTCGATGCCCAGTTAGGTGTCATTGAGAAAGTCCGGCAAGGATTAATCGAAACCTATGGCGAGAAAGACCCTGATAATCCAACGCAAATCAGGGTTACACCAGGGATGGGGGGCTTCTCAAAGTTTGCTGAAGAATATGGGGAACTAATGTCTCAGGAAACCGAGATAGTATTTGAGGTGGTTACATTACCTGATACGTTGGAGGTTGAACCTACCGTCTTGATGGCTTTGGATAAGTTCGTCAAGATATAAAAAATAAACACAGGAGGAAATTCTAATGCCTGAACTAATGAAATTAATGGAGGACTGGGGCGGGTATGTCCCCGTAAGTGGGAGACATTCCGATGCTGAGAGGGCTGCGTTTATCAATCTGCTCAGTAATGCCGATGGAGTTCCAGCCCATCTACATGAATACCGAATAAAGGAAGCTCTAACTACCGCTGACTTCCCTTACCTGTTTGGTGATGTGTTTGACAGGCAAGTCCTGGCATCCTATAAAGCCGTAGACCCAGTATGGAAGGCTTTTACCAAAATGTCTACCGTCAGAGACTTCAAAGACGCATATCGCTTTGCTATAAGCGGTGGCGACCAGCACCTTGACCTGGTACCTGAAAAAGGAGAATACCAAGCAAGTGACAGGGATGAAGCTAAATTCACCTTGGCAGTCCTGAAATATGGCCGTCAGTTCGACATATCCTACGAGGCAATAGTTAACGATGACCTGAACGCCCTCAAGGATACGCCGATGAGGTTTGCCAAAGCTGCCACAAGGACTGAGCATCGGATACTCACCAACCGCTACGCAGCCGACTACAGTGCCGCTAACCATGCGGCTGGTGACCTGTACTCTGATGGCGTAGCGACAGAAGTAAATGCGGTTGAGGCACTCTTGACCATTGCAAATCTTGAAAACGGTCTGGAAGCTATGGCCGGATGGGTGGATGCCGGTGGTGAGCCTATAATGAACGCAGCCAAATATCTTGTTGTGCCACCTGCGTTAAAAATGACCGCTATGCAAATCCTGACTTCAGCTAACAAGATGTGGACTGCTGCTGCGGGTGCTGCGATAGCATACCCGACCAACAACGTGGTCTCACAGATGGGCTTGACTCTTATAGTTGACCCTTACTTGCCTATAATGGATGCTGTGGATGGGAATACCGCATGGTATCTGTTCTCCGACCCGAATGACATCGCAGCCCTGGAGTTTGCACATCTTTCGGGACATGAACGACCTGAAATCTGCATGAAGGCAAGCGACAAGGTAACTGTCGGCGGTGGATCAATTAACCCGATGAGCGGAGACTTCGCAACTGATAACGTCTTCTACAGAGTCCGCCTGGTATGTGGCGTCACACGGCTTGACTGGAGAGCCACTTATGCCGGAGGCCTGGTCAATACTATCTAAATCTAGCTTGCCGGGGCGAGGGGGTTACGCTCCTTTCCCCCGGACCCCGGCAGGATTTTACAGGAGGTTAATTATGGGAAACCCAGCAATAGACTTTCCGTGGGCTAGAACGCAATTAACTAATGCTGACGTTCTGGTTCAGACCGGGGCTTGTGTCCTTCATAATATCGTAATCAATGGCACTACTACCGTTGGGGATGTAGAAGTCTTTGACGGTGTTGATAATACCGGAACGAGCATTGCCACGCTGACTCTCAGGTCGGCTGTCCAAGTATCAATACAGCCCATCACACTAAGCTATGACTGTGAGATGTCGAATGGTATCTTTCTTGAGGTTACTGCCTTCGTAGGTAGCCTTACAATCACTCATAAGTAGGTGGAATATGGACAGGGAACCTTATAACTCTAAATACTGCAAAGAAGTTAAGTGCCCTTTGAGACGTGGTAATAAATGCATAGTTGAAGTATGCGAACGAGAGGGATGTGAGAAGAGGGTAATATATTTCACTACACATGGCGTATTAGCCGATGGAGACGAACCCAATGCCTGACCCACGAATATTCCCTATAGTAACTATAGAAGATACGTTTGCCACTGTCGGCGCAGTCTCAACCTTAGTCAGGGCTGCAAATGATAGACGTGTATGGTGCCAGTTCACAAACTGCGGAGACGAGGTTGTTTACATGGCTGAGGGTAATCCTGCCGTAATGGGTAGCGGAGACCCTCTATATCCATCTGGTGTCGGCAGGATACAGACTGACAATATGTTCTATGGAGAAGTGTATGCTATCTGTGCTTCTGGTCAATTAAACCTTGCTATATCAGAAGGTTCAAACTGATGAAAGTCTACAACAGTTATGACGATGCTGCTCTATTGGTGCTTATCGCCTTATTAGAGGATGCTGTTGACGCTGTACAGACAGACGTCACCACTATACTGAATTTAGTAACTCTTATAGAAGATGTTACCTCCGCTTTGCCTACTCTATCAGAGACGGGTGGCACGGTAACGACAGATGGCACGGAGCAGAACGTCTATATCAATGCTAACCCACTAGGAGAGTTTAACCCTATCTGCGTAACGATAAACTGCACAGCTCATACAGCAGGTGAGACTATAGTTATCAGGGAATATCTTGACAATGCCCCTGGAGGCGCAGGGCTGATATTAGTTGATGAAGTGACTTATGCTGGCTTAATATCGCCTGAGATGCTTGTTATTGACCTTGACCCTAATCGGTACGGTGTAGCCGTTACGATTGAAAAGACTGGAGGCGCTAACCGGGCTTACCCCTGGGACGTGCATTACGAGATATAATGGCTAGGACATTTTACGATAGCTTAGGGCTCAATGAGGATATACAACTTGACCTTTCTATGCTGGAGGCTACTGGGACTCTGTTACACGATGAGTCAAGGAATCATTCTACAGCTACGATGCACACGGCACTTGCTACGCCTTTGTGGTTGCAAACATCGGAAGGGCATTTTGGGATTTACCTGAACAGGATATACCCTATTCTTGACATGGACCAGTATTATGATATACCCGCTGCCGATTGCACAAAT